TCAAAAATCTTAACATCGTTTTTATCTTTTAATCCAGTATATTGTTGGATTATAAAGTTATCATCGCCAACATCAAATTCAAATGATGACCACGGAGCGGGTAATACTTTACTACCATCCATCACCAAATATTGTGAATCTGGACAAAGCCAGCGTTTCATTGTTTTATCAAAAATTCTAAATTCTATTTCTCTTTGCATAATTCTATTTTCCATATGTCTCCAAATAATATTTCTCCCCAGCTTTCCAATCTTCTGTAAATTCTCTCAGACCGGGAGATTCGTGAGTAATCATAACATCCCCAACACCAATTTTCAAGCCTTTATTATGGGAATCCAAGCACATCAAAAGATCGTAGAAGTGAAAGCCTGATGGACAATCCTCATCAAATCGCACAGTCTCAATTGCTTTCCGATTAAATGCCATAAAAACACCATCAATCATCACTACACGATGGGGGTAAACACCGAAACTCGTCATGTGCTTCTTATCAGCATTCCCATGAGCTACCGCACCATGTAGATTACCACCTTCCCACCCACCACCCATCAAATGCCATAGCGCGGGAGATTTGATTTCAGCCTTGGAACATCCTGCCACACCAACGATATCAAATTCCTGAAATAGTTTCTCCAGCTTTGGTCGAGGATCATGTTCCAGATGAACGTCATCGTGGATGAACATCACATAATCAAATTTCTCCTTGATGGCTATGTCTAGGAATTCATTATAAACCTTGGCAAGTCCTTGGCGATTGTTGAATTTTGGGTGAATGTAATCATCCAGATTCAATTCCAATGCTGTTTGGGCTAAGGGAAAGTGCCAATTATTGCCTTTGGTTGCCGTGAAAATGGCGATATTGGAGGAGACGTTAGGATTTTCCATGAATTACCTTAACATGTCTTATCGGGAAGTCAACTTTGTTCTCCCACCTCTAAGCATGTTACTAGGTTCGTAATCCTTGGATGTCATGGCGGCAGTTAAAGGATTATCACTATTCTCATCCCCTGTCCAGACTGGATCAACCCAAACATATTGACCATCATCTCGCATCATCACATTATCTCCATGTAAATCAGGATTTAAATCAGGTAAATCCCTACGGAGCAGATACCATCCTTCCAGCAGATTATAAACAGCTTTTGGTAAAGATTTGACTTTGGAAGATAGCTTCATGAATTGCGTTCTATCTTGTATTAATTTTGGATTTTCTTTCAAATGGAAATATAGCATCAAATTATTATCTATTAACCCCAACACATTAACAGGTGTTGGTTTGAGTCTTTCAATTCTTGCTAAATATTGTTTTGCTTCGTCCTTGTATCGTGTGAATTGCGGGACTACTCTTTGTGGTTTGCCGAAGAATTTGGGAAAGGATGGGTGGGGATTATCGTGAGCATATCTAGCGAATTTCAGGTAAGGATCGTCCCAAGAGAAAACCTTTAAAACATACGGCCACTTAGGATGAGAATACACGATACCAAAAGAACCAGAACCGATGACCTCCCCCCCTGATGCCTCAAATTCTGCAATAAGTTCATCATAATCCTTATCTGAATTTTCGGGATTTAACATGAATTCAGTGACGGTATCAAACGCTTCTTTGATTATAAAATATTGTGAGAATGAAATCATAACACTATTTAACTAAATATAATTATGAGAAATTACGGATTTGATTACTTAGTAGAAAAGGTTTATCTAATAAATGAGGAAAGAGCCAACGTTTGGAAAACATATTTTCCTAAATTTGGCGAATTTTATAAAGAAGTCAATGGAAAAATAAAAAAAGATGGTGGTGTAACGTCACCTGGTCATGCAAGAGAAAAAACAATCGAATATTTGATGGTGAATTTATTAGATATATTCAAATATGGGTCTAATTATTCAGAATACACTAAAAAAGTTTGTAAAGTTGCACCTGGTCAAAAAAGAGAATCTTTTACAGACGGATTCAATAAGTGGATGGATATGGGTAAATGGGCTTGGGCACCACAAAAAGAAAAAGAATATGCCCTTTTTACGATTGTTGAAAAACATGGAGATAAAATCTTATCACCTAAAATAAAAAATAAATTTTTAGATAAAAATAATATCATCGAATACTTAGATGCACCTTCGGATCAAGGAATTAAAAAATCGATAATCGATGATGATGAAGTTTATACACCAGAAGAAATTGAATATTCTCTGAAAAAAGGGGAAGAGTTTGATAAAAATCAGGGTGTTGTGGCTAAACAAAGATTGAAGTTATTTTTAAGAAATAGAACAGAAATTTCACCTGAAGATTCCCAATATATCAAGAGTAAACCAAGAGGATTCAGTCTGGATGGCGTTGAATGGCTTGACGAATTTCAAATTAAAGAATTGTTGGGAGGGAATGAAAAGAAAGTCGAGAAAAAATCCAGTATGGGTAGAAGAATTCCTAAAACATCCCATGCTGCTTTAATCGCAAATGAAAGGCTCAAAGAACGAACTGGTCTTTCTAGAGAAGATCGAGATGATATCTACAGGCAAGCTGCTCCTCTTTTAGCTCAAATAAGAAAACTAAACGCTTCTCTTAAAAAAGGTGAAATATCATTATCTGCTAAATATTCACCAGAAAAAGAGTTTGCTGAAAATATCTTGGAAGAATTGAAGCGTATTGAAATGCTGCGTTCTGGTAAAACCAAACCACATGATAAATTAGAAAAAATATTAGCTACAAATAAACAATTATCTGATGACATTATGGATGAATTGGTAGCCTTTGTATCTAATAAAGAAGGAACTACCAAGGAAGCATTTTCAGATAAAACAGCATCATATGGTAATGATATAAAAGCTTTTGGTAATTATATTATTAAAAAGGCTAAAGATGATGTATCTGAAAATATGGAAAACGAATCAAATTTGTATGATGGATATGAAGATAAGGTTTTAGATAAAGTGTTGGATACTCCTGAAAAGAAAGAGATATTTAAAACATGGTATAGACTTTCAAGAAAAGAAATTGCCCGTAAAACGGAAATATTCGTCAAAAAGAGTGGATCGATGATGAAGGCACAATTCGATAAAAATAAAAAAGCTGAAAAGGATAATCAAAAAACTGATGATTCTTCAAATGAGATAAAAGAACTCGTAAAACAATTGAAAGAATTGAAGAATTCCGATGAACCTGATTATGATGAAATTGATCGCTTAGAGCAAGAAATTGCAGCATTGAAAAGTGGTATAAACGAAAGTTGCATAATGAATTATTTTTCTGAACAAATTCAAAAAGATAAACTCACCAATAACAAAGGTGAGTTTAAAGATCGTGGTTTCAAAAAACCGAAAAATTACGCGCATTGGTTATGGGTAAATGGTCATTAATCTATCTTTACCAATATTGAAGTATTTTTCTTCCTTTTCAATTCCAATATATCGTCTGCTCAACTCTTTCGCGGCTACTCCTGTAGAGTTAGAACCAAAGCAAAAATCTAATACTATATCATTTTCTTTGGTATAAGTTTGAATTAGATATTTCATTAAAGATACTGGTTTTTGAGTTGGGTGTATTTTACCCTTATTTTTTTCCCAACAATCTGTAATGATGGTATGAGGATTTTTGTGGGTATAAGTGAACCATTTATTAGTTTGATCTTCTTTATAATTACCATCAATACCCTTTGAATTCTTATTATAATTCTTTCTCCTAATTGGTTTATCGCGTTCTTCCATTATTGGATAATAATTCATAGGATATTCTCTCGAAAACACTATAATGTTTTCATGTTTTCTCATGGGTTGAGATTTAGCTTGATGCATTCCTCTTGGGATATGTTTGTCCCATACCCACTCATAACGGAACCAATCTCTTTTTGAATTGATTAAATCGGTTGTAAATGGTTGATTACCCATCAAAACGATAGGTGTTTTATCTTTAATAATCCTATTCAATTCTACCCATAATTTATCAAAATTTATAATTTTATCCCACTCCAACCTAGCATTTTGCTCGTATGGTGGATCAGATAACACTAAATCGACTGAATTGTCTGGAAGTTTTTTCAATACCTCCAGACAATCACCATGAAACAAATATATTCCTTTTTCAATCTGCATAAACTTCATTACCCCAACAATCCCAACCATCAAATTTATCTCTAGCGAATAATTCAATTTTGTTGAGATTTTCTTTTAACATATCATTAATTCTTTCTCTGACTTCATCTGGTTTTTTAGAGTGATGTTGTCTTTGTGAACTTAAAAATGATCTAACGTTACGTTTTTTGACTAATGTTGGACATCTTCCTTTAGTTGCTAATAGACATAACTCAATACCACTCTTCATGGTGTATGCTCCTCCAGTTGAAACGACTGGTTGATTTTTTTTATTAAGTTTCTGCCAAGCAAATCCCACTGTTTTATATTCGAAACCCCAAGAATTAATAACTTCAATAGCTTTTTTTAAATGATAATCAGTCGTCCAAACGAATAATAAACAATGTTCATCTGCTATCTCTGCAACAGGAATACTTTTAATATCCTTGGATGATAAAACAGGGTATGGGGGATTAATCAACACATTTTTACCGACATGTTCGGGTGTAACCGACATGTCGTTATAATATGACCAAGGAGGATCAGCATAGATCACTTGATATTTTTTACCTGTTTTAATGATATCTTCAATCATTCGTCCGCATCACTATCATCTTCTTCCAATTCAATCAGATTATCCTCATCAGGAGATGAGCCATAAGCCCAATGCTCTTTGATTCGCTTCTCAAGTTCTGGAAGCAATTTATTTTCCCATAGACCAATATCTTTACTATTTTTTTCTATTACAACTGGCATAAATATTGGTTATTACATTAAATATTATCATGTATAATAATTATTACATTTATATTTATAAAGACCCTGAAAATAATCAACCTTTTTATGTTGGGAAAGGTAAAAATAAAAGAGCTTATCAAAATTATACATCTTCAAGAAATATTTGGGTTTATAAGAAAATAAATCGACTAATCAAAAAAGGTTCAACGATGGACGATATTATCATGATCGTAGAAAATAATTTATCCGAAAAAGAAGCATATGAAAAAGAAATTGATTATATCCGAAAATATGGAAAAATTAAAGATGGTAATGGAATATTATTCAACATGACAGATGGAGGAGATTCGCCACCAAGCAGAAAAGGTTGTAAATATGAAATGAGAAATGAACATAAAATTAGTATTAACAAATCTTGGACTGATGAAAGAAAAAAGAAAATGTCTAAAAGATTGAGAGGTAAAGAAAGAAGCAAAAAATGGGGGGAGAATATTTCAATTAGTAAAAGAAATAAAAATAGTTTTGATAGAGAAATGTTCGAAAAATACGTGAAAGATGGATTGAAGTTAAAAGATATATGGGTGAAAATGAATATCACGTATGATATCATACGTGATAGAATGATGTTGATTTATAAAACCACAAACTTCAAACAAATTAGAAAAATTTTAAATGTCTCTGATGATGTAAAAATCAGACAACATCAAATTGATTTAGAAATGTTGAAAACATTAACATTGAATGGGTTACATTTGAAAGATATTTTAAAGTTTTTCAACATAAAGTGTGAAAAAACTTTAAAAAGAATCATAAAATATAAATATAATATTGATTCTTTCACCCAATACAGAGAAATGGTTCTATCGGAGTTTGATCAATCATCAAACTCCGTAGTATCTTCCAATTTTGAAAGATCGTCATCTTCTGGCGATGAACCATATGCCCAATGATTTTTAATCCGCTTTTCCAATTCTGGTAAAAGTTTTTCTTTCCATAAGGTAATATCTTTAGACCATTTGGAATAGTATCCAAGCTTGTCTCCTGTCCAATCGGTATAAGAAGAACCTGAGTTATCGACTACTCCCATACCTTTCATGATGTCGAGCAAACCATAATACTTGTCCAACCCTTTACTAAAGGACAGATAGAACTCACCTTCAAGATATTGCTTAATGAAGCGGTTTTTAACGGTCAAAGCACGGATAACAACACCTGAATAATTCTTCTGTGATGCAGCCAATTTATCATTGACTTGTTTGTTATCAGCATCTTTTACTAATTTTCTTGCGAGTTGGACTGTAACAGAGGGGAGATACACCGCTGCTTTACCACCTGGCATATTCTTCTCCAAAGATGGATACATTGCACTCGGATCGTCATAGACATGATTAGTAATCAGAATAGGAGTCTTAGTGAGAGTTGACATGTTTGTGCATGTCTTCAACAAACTCTTAACAGATTTTGCAAATGTTCCCATATCAGCAGACATAGAATCCTTATCCATACGAGTCAGTTCCATTTCTGAATTCAAATTCGCAAGAGAATCAATAGCGATAATAAATTTACCGAATTGTTTCTTCTCTCGAACATTCTTCAGGAATTTATAAATCGCATTTCTGGTTTGCTCAACAGATTCACATCCGACATATTTGACTTTGGTAATATCCAAACCAAATTTAGCAGCAGATTCAGGATCAATTGCACCTTCAGTGTCGAAGATGACAGGAATCATACCTTTCTTCTGTGCATTTGCCAGAATTTGCATTACAAGTCCCGTTTTAAATGCACCTGATGGTCCTGCTAATTGTGTGATACGTCCATTTGGAATACCACCATACAACGAGCCAGAAATCAGAGCATTGAGAACCATACTCCCCGTATCAATCCAGTCATTTACAGTGGAAAGAGTGGAATCACTCAGATATGCTGAGTATGGAACTACATCGTCCAAAGCGTTCAAAGACGCTAAAATATCTTTATCAATATCTTTTGACATAATTTAACAGTATTTTGTTTCTTCTTTTATTTGTTTAAAGTTGGGATTGTCCCTCCAATCAATCTCTTGCTTACATAATGGATTATTGTTCGTAACAGTAAATCTTGTATCTAAAAGTTTATATCCCATATTCTCATCTTTTCTATCAGGTGTCACTTTGTTGAAAACCAAATTCAAATGATCACGAATGATCTGAACTTGTTTCTCGCTCAAATTATTGGTATCAGAGATTTCGAAAAATCCCATCAACCAATATGTAAATTGTTCTGGTGACATATTATAGATCGTTAATTGAAATAACTTTAGATGAAGATGTTGTTACATTTTGTTCAACAGGAGGAGTATTAATCTTCTCATATTGAAGCAAAATTCTATCATCCAAAACCACATCGCTTGTTACGATATTAGTCTTATTGAATGTCCAATTATTCTGATCACGAAATTCTTTGTTAATGAACTCGAAGAAGAATACTGGAAAGCTCTGAACTTGAATCTGTCCTGTTTGTTCTGGTTGAACGAATAGAATGACTGGATTGTTAAGTGTCAGTGTGGTTTCCGTTTCATCTACGAGTTTACCGATGATGTTACGTCCGATTTGGTCAATGATTGCTACGTGTTTTTGTTCTTTCATATATTGTTTTATTTTAATAGATTATTTTGCTTTTTCAAGTTCTAATTTGTTGTTTTGCAATTTTTTCTGAAATCCTAATGCTACTCCATGTTTCCCTTCTGCCATCTTAAAGAAATAATCAGATCGCTCTTTGATTACTTTACGAACGATTTCCAACTTTGGATTGGGGAATGCTACATCATATTCTTTATCATTCAATAGATTGATAAAATTTTCGATAATTCGATTCTCTGCATCATTCAACCCCTTCACATATGCTTCTTGTATTGTCATAATTAATAAATTTGTGCAGGGTTTATATACATTCTCGCTGGACTTTCTCCTGCTTATTCCAGATCAGATAGGAGCGACCTATCAGCCATCTTTACGCATTTTCTACAAATGCGTATAATTCTTTAGCGCGTTTAATGATCTCTTCTGAAGTTGGAAGCAAATCACTGATAACTCTGTCATCAATTTTATCCTCTACCCAACTATCGTCTTGATCACCGACCATTCTCTTTTTGGCGTTATGCAGCTTCTCATGGAAGACTTCCATTAGATCACTGTGTGCGATGCTCAATATATTGAGCCTTATCTCGTATGCGTTTTTGTTTGTGTTCATATGTTTGTGTAAAATCAGGGTGTTGTGCCTGATAAGAATATTTACCATAGTTACAGGGGAATGCAAGTATTATTTCGAATAATCTTTTGGATGTTTCGCTTGAATGTAGACTTCACCATATGCTTCAAGAGTTCCTGTGATTATTTGAAATTCTTTTTGTGAAATAGAATCCAAATCTTTAAGTTTGGCATAGGCTTCTTTATATTTTTCTTTGAAATGGGATTCTTTATCATCTTTCTTAGCTTTTCGTAAAGCATCAGCATATGGTTTCACCTTACCAGCAAAGTGGTAAGCAGTTAAGATAGCGAAAGAACCTTTTTTCCTTGCAGATTCTTCTATTTTTTTCGCTCCTTCTGCTCTTTTTGTTACAAAGGTTGGGAAAAGAGTATCAACAAGTTCGTTTAAAAGTTTTTCAAATAAAATCGTAAATTGCATATTATTATTTAGTAGATATTACAATCCAAACAAATCTTCCAATTCTACTGTAAGATTTTCCGATGGTTTTCTCAATTTCCAACCAACAGTTTCGTAAAATCTCTGCACGTAACTATACAATGTTTTATCAAACATTTTTCCATAGTCAACTGAAAATAAGGAATCAAATTCTTTCGGCCACTTTTCAGCAAACGCAATACATTCAATATTATACTTGTTTGGTTTTTTGATGTAGAGTATTTTAATCTTATCACCAGTCTTCAAATGTTCGTATTTGCCCGATAGCCCTTCCTT